CCATTTGCGAATGTAAGATCAGGAAAAAAGGATGAAGAAGATAATGTTAATGAGTATTACTATTCAAGTGATTGGAGTAATCTTAGAAAATACAAAGAGATTTCTTATAGAGCATTTGATTCCACAGATAATAGAGGTGATGATGCAAGTCAAATCTTTTACTATTTCAATTATACACCAGGAATAGAAGTATATCCTTTACCTTCTTATGTTGCAGGTATTAATGATATAACATTAGATCACAAGATAAGTAGATTTCATGTAAATAATATTAGCAATGGTTTAGCGCCTTCATTATTCATTAAGATGCGTAACGGCATACCTACGCCCGAGGCACGAAGAGAGATCTACAAAGAAATAGAAGAAACTTTTGCAGGTGAAGAGTCAGCTGGTAGATTCTTTTTAAGCTTTACAGATGCAGATACAGCTCCAGAGATAGAACCAATAGATGCTGCTAATTCGGATTACTACGTGACACTAGAAGAAAGAATTACTAGTAGAATACTAACAAGTTGGAGAATAACTAGTCCTGCTTTACTAGGTATTAAAGATGCTAGCGGATTTAATTCAGTAGCAGATGAAATCAAGATTGCTTACGCACACTTTGAAGGAACTGTTGTTGCACCGAAAAGAAAGAAAATAACACAATCATTTGGTTATATCTTAAAACTAGCTGGTTATAATGTTAGTATTAATGTTATACCTAATGAAATAATCGCAGATGCAGTTGAAGAATTACCGTATTCTGAAGATGAAAATATAATTATAGAATAATATGGCAAACGAATCCATCCTTTTAGTATCTGAGCAACGTATGAAAACTTGGACAAGTCTTGATAACAATATCAGGATTGATACATTAACACCGTCTATCCTAAACGCACAAGCTACGTATATTCAAGACACCTTGGGATCACCATTCTTTAATAGACTTAAAGAAGGTGTAAGAGCTAATGACTTAACAACAGATGAATCAACCTTCTTAAAGGATTTTGTAGGACCTACATTGATTCAATACGCATTATACATACTATTACCTAACTTAAAATACAAATTTGTAGAGAAGGGTATAGTTTCAGGCTCATCAGAAGAGACGGATTCAACTTCGTTAGATGAACTAAAGTATCTTAGAGAAAGTGCCTTAGATCAAGCTCAATTCTATGATGAAAGAATGAAAGAATATTTAAGAGATTATCCTGCATTATTCCCTATTTACAGAACATGGAATCAAAAAGGAATGTCACCTAACAAGCAAAATACATATTACAATGGACTCGAAACGAACATCCCAAGAAGGAACAGCCTCTGGATCTACGAAGACTGCGGCACAGATGGCTGCGATCCCGATTGCTCTTGCTGCTCATAACAAAAAGACTGATCAAAATATCAGTTACTTAAAAGCATACTTTTCTAAAGCAGGAAAGAACTCTAATATTAAAAGATAACATGGCAACAATAGACAAAATATTAAATAGTTGGGTAAGTAAAAAGTTATTCGTATTCGTAGTAGCAACACTTCTCGCACTCTTTGGTGACCTTACATCTAGCGATTGGGTAACTATAGCGACAGTATACATAGGTACACAAGGAGTTATCGATGCTGTTTCTAGATTAAAAAAGAACAATTAACACACAAAATATATTTAATACTATATGGATATTACAAATACAATAAGAAAATATGTTGAATGTGCTAGTTCTGGTGCTATTACGGAACCTACTGACGGAAGTTGGATAGGTGCATTAGCAATTTGGCAAGGTAGCTCAGAACCTATTAATGGTTCTTGGTTACAAACAGTATGCCTAAACTTTGGAATAGCAGCACCAGTAAATGGAAGTTGGCTACAAGCCCTAGCAAATCACTACGGAGAGTATGAGCCAGTCAATGGTTCATGGAGTAATGCCGTTTTAGTAGGATGTGAAGGTGGAGGTGGAGTTATACCATTCATTTGGGATCAAGATACAAACAACTGGGAATCAGAAGACAGAGTGTGGAACACAGGAATAGCATAATAACAAATTAAAAATTAAAATAGGAATATATGGCAGCTTTAACAGGAAATGCAATTAACACGAGTTATCAAGGATTACTCAAAACAACGGACAACGGTGCCCTAACGGCAACCGCCAAAGCAATGACAGATGGATTAGGTAATTCTTCTAACATGCTAATGGGAACTACATCTACTAATTTTCAAAGTGGAACTGTAGATTTTACAGGAGCAACAGTAACAGGTTTACCAAGTGGATCTGCTGGCTTAGAAAACGGTACAGGTAGTGACTCTTTACAGTCAGCCTCTTCATTAACAACTGTAGCAGCAAATGCTGCAGGAAATGATTCTATTGCACTAGGTGATAGCGCATCCGCTACAAGAGCAGACTCTATAGCAATCGGTAACGGTGCTACGGCTAATGGAACTGGAGGAGATGGTAGTATAGCTATTGGAAAAGGTTCAATTGCCTCAGGTAATAAGAGTATTGCCATAGGTATTAACGGAACTACAGCTGCAGGAGAAGCAATTGTAATTGGTGATGATGTAGATATTACAGGTTCAGATAGAGCTATCGCACTTGGTAATGCAATTAATATTTCAGGTGCTGCAGATTCAATTACAATAGGTACACAAACTGATTCTTCAGGAGACTCAGCAATATCAATTGGTAGAGATGCTTCTGCAACCGCTTCACAAGCAATAGCTTTAGGTAGAGGTGTTACAGCAGCTACAGCAAATACATTATCAGTTAAAGCCTTAGAAACTCAAACAGATTCAACTCCAACTGCAGGTGGTATTATTATGTCAGATGCTAGTGGTACGAATAGAAGACTTAACATTAATGCTACTGGTGGTTTACAAGTAGATTCTACAGTAGTAGGTGGTGGTGACTTTGAAAGTCCACTATCTCCGGCTAGAAAATATCAAACTACAGCAAATAACAAATGGAACTTTGCAATGCCACAAGATGGTAACAACTATGATGGTGGTGGATTATCTTCTCTTACAGATGTTAGTAATTCTAGAAGATTCTTTACTCAAATATATTCAGATACAGTTACTGACTTTGCAATCTTAGTTGGTGATGGTTATACTGGTAGTTTTAGAGTTGAATTATTTGATGTACATGCATCTACTGGAATGCCAAAGAGTGTTGTAGCATCTACAACTTCATTTACAGCAGGTACTAGTGGTGCAGGATTAACTTGGTATACAGGTGGATTCTCAAGTACACAAACCTTAAACTATGAACAATACTATATAGCAATTACAGGTATTGATGCAGATGCAGATATTTACTCTTCAATCGGTGCAGGTGGTTATATTAACAGATTAGTAGAAATCAATCCAGCAGCTCACCCTTCTAGTACTGGCGATGCAATTGATTATATCGGTGGTGGTATGAATGCAACAAGTACTCCTCCATTCGCAGAAAACTTTAACTTTGGTTTTAGAATTGATACATTCCAAACTATTTTGTTTAAGCAATAAGAGTGAAACTAAATACAGATAGATAGTATAAGAATAGTAACATCCTTTAGTTAAGAAGCGGGATTCTTCCCAAGTGTTTTTTGTTTGATTATTTTTCACTGGCAATCTTAACTGTTACTAAAAACCGAGGTGATGTTTTAGTGCCAAATTAATTTAACACCTCATTAATGGTTTAAGACCCAGGTACCGACTTCATAGCGGGTTCCCTGGGTCTTTTTTAGGCTTAGTAGTGAAAGGGTAGCACTACTTGCTAACCTGAAACCTTTTCTAATTAATATGTATAATAATTATAGATTCGTGAAAATCACCAAGATTTAACGGATAGATATACTATAACAAAATAATACGGCACTATTATGAACATTAAACAAAGACAATACTATGAAGATATTACACACCAACTTCGAGCTGCTCGCTAAAATACAAAAGCAGTTTAAAACCACACTCACTTTAGAAGAAGAAAGATTACTTTCTATAATAATAAGTTATCGTAAAGAAAAAGACGGTTGCTATTATAGTAATGCACAATTATCTGAATGGCTCAAATGTTCAGACAGAAAAGCAGGTAATGTTAAAGCTAGCTTAGTAAAGAAAGGATTAATTACTAGTACTACTCGTAAAGGTAATTCTTCTATTTTAAAACCATCAAACAAGGTTAGCATAATATGCCAACCGGTTAGCATAACTAAGCAGCCTAGGTTAGCACAGGATGCCAGGAATACTTCTTCTAAAGAAGAAGAAGATACTAATACAATTACTTCATCTTCCTTTAGGAAGAGTGAAGAATGGAAAGAGGTTTACGATAAGTACGTCAAAGGCTACGGACACGATAGTGCAACTAAGTATGCCGATACCAAAATTAAACAAATCAAACAATCAATATATAACTAAAAACAAACAATCAAATTATGAGCAACAAAACTTACACAACATTCAATCTATACGAAGAGGTATTCAATCCTAACTTCGATACCTTTACACCAGAACATCACATAATGATGGGAGTAATCTATAACATTACCTCTAAAGGTAAACATGTATTACACAAAGGAGTTCTATCTTCTTCAGTAAATGATATTCTAAAGCAGAACCTGCATAGGTTTAACATAGAGAAGAAACCAAAGAATAGTCAATGGTATAGTTACCTTGAAGAATTGGCTGCACTAGGTCATCTTAGAAGACTTAGTGATGTGATAGGATATTCAGACAGACCTAATGGTAGAATAGAAATATCTAATCCTAACTATTGTATTACAGATGAAGGTATGAAACTCTTTAAGAATGCTGNNAAACCTGCATTTGACCTAACTAAGTTATTCTAATATATACTATATATGAAAAGACAATATAAGATTATGTTGCAAGTGCCAGATTTTGTTAATGACAATCTGGATATGTTTGATGACAGAGAGCTAGTGTTGATTAGTTTCATAATGACTTTACATAAGCAACCACTTGTTAGAGACAGAGATAGAAATATAGTATATAATATGGGAGATAGGGATTTTCAAAATGTATTAGGTTGGAAATCCTTCATGACAGATGTTGATCTTAAAGCAGAAGCCTTAAGAAAGGTATTTAGAATTGGTATGCATGGATCACATTGGGCTATACAATGGCTACCACATTTGTTTACTAATAAGAAGACTAACAAGGAAACACCTCCAGGCAAACTCGTATACATTACGGATCCTAGAGCGATTGCAATACATTTCTATTTACAAAGTAGAATAGTATCACAAGAAATGACCCATGACTATGTAGAAGGTATGGATATGGAAGAACTATATAGAAAACCNTTGTTAGGCGTATCAGAATACAAATTTCTGAAATTAAGATATGATTTACATCCAAGTATATGCGCAAAGTAAGACATGAATCAGATCTACGTAAGATAGTATGGGTCCATTATATGAGATTATATGGTGACCATGAACTAGCTATAGAGATAATGAAAGAAGATCTTAAAAGATTAGAAGCAGAAGAGCTATATGAACAATGCTCTATTTTAAAAGATACCATTAAAGAATATGCATAACTTTTTAACAGAAAGATACCATGACATTATATTACTATCTAAAAAGATATGTAAATCGAATCCTGAATTCGAAGAAGTAGCTCATTTTGCTATTGACAAATTCATGATGCATGAACGAGCACAAGAATTAGTAGATACTAAAAAGGCTATGCAGTTTCTTAGTGGTATTATTCACAGAAGTTATTGGAGTTCAAGCTCACAATACTATACAGAAGCCCATCAAAAAGGCAGAGTGTTTGGTTTACCAGAAGGCTTTGATTATGGAGACTATAGTGAATATAACGATGATATAGATAAGGCATTAGAAGCGATCGAGGGTATCTTAGAAGACATGGTAACCGAAGGTAATAGACAATGGTATAATTCTGTAATGTTTCAAAGATGGGTTGAAACACCAAACTACTCACAAATTGCTAAAGAAAGCAATATCCCGAGAACNNNNATNGCANGAGCNGTNAANGAAGCGAAGGAGCATATACAATTAACATTAAAAACACAAGGAATAGAATATGAATTTTAGTATAATTTTAGGAATAGCATGTTTAGGTGCTGTATTACAAGAACTTCCAATATGGAATACAATATTAGAAAAGACAAAGTTAGATAGAAAGCCATTTAATTGTGCACTATGTTTTACCTTTTGGTGTGCATTACCCTATCTTGCCTTTACAGGAAGTGACCATATTATATTTAATAGTATAATAGCAGCGGTATTAGCAGACTTAATTAATAGACAAATGAATAGAGCATGACAATAGAACACTATAACTGGTGCCAAGAGCACAAAGGAATCCTATATCATAACAACACTATTGATAAGGAAAAGAAAGCAAAGCTGTATGAAATATATAATGCAGTAACCCAAGAAAACAAACGACCAAATGGATGTGGAAAGTGTTTAACAACCACAGTAAATAGAGTAAGGTTTGAATTAGAAAAATACGAAGCAAGCAATGAAAGAAAAAGAATTTAAAGTAGACGGTATTAAATATACAGTAAGAGCTACTACAGAAGACGGATTAAAACAAGCAGTTAGATCCCTAAAGAAATCTATTAAAAAGAACAAAGAAGACAATGTTTAAACCAGGAGAATCAGGAAACCCAGAAGGTAGAAAGAAAGGTTCACAGAACCATTATACTAAGAAAACGAAAGAGGCCTTTGGAATGCTTTTAGAAGGGAACCTTACTAATCTATCTCTATGGCTAGAACAAGTAGCAGAGGAAGATCCTAAAGAAGCACTGAAGATTGTTATGGCTCTATCGGAAAGGTTTGTACCTAAGTTAAGTCAACAAGCTCTAACAGATGGAGATGGTGAGAACTTATTGAAAGGTATTAAATTTGGATTTGGACCAACATTAGAATCAAAAGATGAAGACAACGGGATTTAGTCCGACAACGACACAAGCAGAATTCATAGACTTAGTACTTAATACAGATGGCAAATACTATACATTAGTAAGTAGCCGTCAAGCGGGGAAAACAATGTTAGGTATGAACATGTTATTATACTTTGCCTTAAATAACGGAGGAGCAAAGGTAGCATTCATATCACCAACATACATGCAAGTAAGAAAGGTAATGGAAGAACTCCATAATGCCATAGCCTTAGCAAAGATAACAAAGAAAGTAAACTACTCTACTTACGAGATACACTTCCATAATAATTCAGTAATCTATTTTAGATCAGCAGATAACTATGATTCCTTAAGGGGTTATACCTTTGATTTCATGATAGCAGATGAAGCAGCATACTTAAAAGAACAAGGATGGCGAAGTGCAATACAACCAACAGTCCTAGTAAGAGGTAAGAAAGTAATCTTAATGAGTACACCAAGAGGTCAAGACTTCTTCTATGAAATGTATCAACTAGGTCTATCAAACGAGCACCCCAACTACCACTCATATAGAATGACATACAAAGGAAATCCTTTTGTAGATATGGCAGAGATAGAAGCAGCAAAGAAAACCTTACCCCAAGCAATCTTTAAAGCAGAGTATGAAGGAGAGTTTGTTCAAGGAGAATCAATGGTATTCGAAAACTATACAGCTTGCATGGTTGACAGATACCCACAACCTAAAGGAAGGATATTTGCAGGAATAGATTTAGGAAAGGAATCAGATTACACAGTTGCTACATTCATCGACGAGACAGGACAAGTAATAGATATCTATAGAGACAACAAGAAAGATTGGACAACCATGATCTCACAAATAGTCCTTAAGAGCCAAGAAGTATAATGCAACCCTAATGGTAGAAGCCAATTCTATGGGTACAGTAGTAATAGAACAGATTAAAAAGAAACACCAAGATACACATGCCTTTCAAACCACTAACAAATCCAAGCAAGAAATAATAGAAGGCCTAATCCTAGATTTCCATGAAGAGTCTATCGTTATCCCGGGTCCTAAACTGTTACCAGAACTTCAGAATGAATTAGATGTATTTGAGATGAGATACTCACCAAAATCTAGATCGGTCATCTATGCCGCTCGAGAGCCATTTCATGATGATATAATTATAAGCCTTGGAATTGCTAACTACAACCGTAAACAAAACAAATCCTATGGTATGTATACCGTCATGGGTAGGCGATAGGCAACAGACTTTTCTAAATTAACCAATAATATATTTAATAGTATATGTTTGAGATCACAATAGACAATAAGCAATACAAGTTTCCAACCAGACTTACAGTA